CCGTATTGTTCTATTATCGTTCTCAATACATCCTCGTGATATGAAACTTCTCGTTGTACATCAATAGGTTTAGATGGAATACAATATACACAAGTTTCCCCATCTTTTGCTTCACCAAGCAACTCACCTATGATAGCGTTTAGAACAGGTAAGGCATCTTTCTCAGTAGGATTTAACAAACCACTTTTCATTGGTCGTTTAAGTTCTGATGTAGAAAATATCTGAGCGTAGTTAAAGGCATGTTGTCCAACGATATGAACTTTACCAGCCTTCTCTACGAAAGGAATCCTCTGTCTCTTCAACATTAATTTTACTTGTTTTACCTCACCATCGACAGTCAAGAACGCATTTCTTTGTTTCTTTATACTATCTTCTGTGGCAGCAATATAAAATGATGTTCCACAATCTAATCCTTTAGCCATGATTAACCTCTTCTAATTTGTTTAAGTTTATCTTTCTGTGTTGACACTTTACCCTTAATCACCTCATCTGATTTAACAGCCGATGTTGTCGGTTTCTGTAATGCTATTTTTTTCTTCATCTCAACATCTATGTGACCAGGTTGTACCTTTGGTGTCGTCACCTCAACTGCTGGTATCGATTGAACAGCAGTTGATACAAATCTTTTTCCACTTGGTTTGTAAAATAACTTTAAAAGTATTCCAACTATAAAACCTATTTGCCATAAAAAAAGTGAATAAAATATAAATTGTTCAGCCAATAAACTATCTACCTAATCTTCTATTTATATCTTTAATTTTCATTTGAATTTGTTGTCTCTTTTTTAAAAGTGGTTGTTTTGCTTTAAAACCATCGGCCTTTTCAATCCTTGCTGACATTTCTTTACTCTGTTTTACCAACTTTCTTTTTTGTATTTCAAGTGGATTAGTCAAGTTTCCCTCTTTATCTCTATCCGGTAAAGGATCTGAAACTTCTTTTTTTATATTTTTAGAAATAGCATCTCTCCTCTTCTTTAAGTATCTATCACTATCATCCTCATCACCATCGTTATCGATGTC